CTGTTCACGTCAAAAGAGCGCGGCACTGTGTATGTAAAAAGTAACATAAACTTTTTCCTGCGTGGCGATCTAGATATGAAACAAAAGTTTTATACCGCTGCCATTTATTCGGGTTATATGAGCCGTAACGAAGTGCGTGCCCTGGAAGATATGAACCCTATAGACGGGCTGGATGATTTCCTGCAGCCTACCAATATGCAAACCCTGGAAGCCATGATACAAAACCTTAAAACTTTACAAGATGCCGGAAATAACCCTAAATAAACCTGTAAGCCGCGATGTGGCGGTAATCCGTGCCGTGTCTGACGCGAATAAAGAAAACCGTGAGGCTGAATTTGTTATTTCTACCGAGGCTGCAGATACGTATGGTACCGTGTTTAAAATTTCAGGGTGGGATTTAAAGCGGTATGAAACGAACCCTATTGTGTGTTACGGGCACCGCTCATGGGGTGAAAACCCCGATACCATAATCGGCACAAGTGAAGTGTTTATTGAGGGTAACCAACTTATTGGCCGCGTGCGTTTTGAGCCTGCCGAAATTAACCCATTGGCAGAAAAGGTATACCAGAAAGTACTGGCCGGTACGCTGCGTATGGCATCGGTTGGGGCAAACCCTAAACGGGGCCACTGGGGCGATGATAAACTGGGAGAAGATAATGATCTTATCTACTTTGATGAAACCGAACTTTTAGAGTGGAGTATCGTGCCGTTAGGCTCAAACCCCGAAGCTTTAAAGCGCAGTGCCGATAACATGGCTGAAATTATAAAAGAAATACCCAAACAGGCACCGCCTGCAGGGCTTACCATAAAGCGTTCCTTTCGTGAAGCTATTTTAAATAAAAACCAAAATCGTTACAAGCAATGAAAAAAAGCGATCAATTAAAACAAGAGCGTGCACTGAAAGAGGACGCGCAAAAGGCGATAACAGACAAAGTGCGTGCTGAAAAGCGTGCGGACTGGACGCCGGAAGAAGAAAAAGAGTTTGATGATCTTGATGATGAGATTAAGGCTCTTGATAAAAACATCGAGCGTGCATTAAAAGCCGAAGCCCTGGATGTAAGACATGCACAACGCGACGGTAAAAAGGTGGGTGATAAAGGTAATGATGACGAACCGCCGTCGAGTGAAGATAAGGAGAAACGCTCAATATTTGGGCAGTTTCGTGTTGCGAGGGCGATACATTCGCTTAGTGAGGGTACTGCGTTTAATGGTGTGGAAAAAGAAGTAAACGATATTGCCCGTGAGGAAATGCGATCAATTGAAGGTGTAAAAGTGCCTTCGCGCGGTTTTAGTATTCCTGCTGAAATGTTGCGTACTGCATACCGTGCCGATGGGCAAACGGTAACGCAGGATGGAGGTCTTTACGGTGGTGCGCTGGTAAATAAATCAGGTGGCGAATACCTTCAGGCTTTTTTGCCTACCCTTACGGTAGAGCAATTAGGTGTAAAAGTTATTACCGGTCTTACAGGTGATTATCCTTTAACCAGCAGTGAACAGTTTGCTTTTCAAAACCTGGGTGAAACTGAAAAAGCGACTGCTCAAAAAATTAAATATACTGAGCGTTTGCTTAAGCCTTTAAGGACGGCATGTGTGGCGTTAATTTCTAACCAGTTGTTAATCCAGGCATCTATTGATGTAGAGAATGATATCAGAGGTAACATTGCTGCGGCTCTTAACCGAAGGATATTTATGGATTTCATTGCAGGCAGCGGCATAGCGCCAAACCCTCTTGGTATTCTTAATGATGATATACTGGAGGCTGCAGCGGCGCAGGGTATAATAACACTTGCGAAAGTGTTGGAGTTAGAAGGTCTTGTTGAAGATCAAAATTCACCAAGTGTTAAAACGGCATATTTAACCAATAACAGGGTTATGAATATTGCTAAACAAACAAAAGTTGACGCAGGCAGCGGTATTATGCTGGCTGATAAAGATAGTAACCTTTATGGTGAAAAATCGTTTAAATCATCTATGGTGCCATCGGGTACCGGCACGGGTGGTGTTACAACATACCCGCTTATTTTTGGTGACTGGGACCAGGGCCGTGTGGCGTTCTGGGGTGGTGCAACAATCTTAACGGATCCTTATACTGCTCAGGACAGTAATCAGGTTAAACTGGTTATAAATGTACACCGTAATACGGGTGTGGCAAACCCTAACGCATTTGCGGTAAACAGAAGTATAACCTTAACATAAATATCATGGCAAAGCAAACTTATTTAAAAGTAAAACAGCCTTTGCTCGGAGTTTTCCGCCTGTCCTTTAATAAAGGGCAGGTTGTGAAAATTGGCGAAGGCAAAGATGTAAGCGAAGAGCAGGCTGATGAAATTGTAAATATTGGCTACGGCGAATACTGCGATAAAGAAGGTAATGCAATAAAATCGGCTGCGGAAAAAGGCGATACTAAAGCCTTAGAAACGGAAAACGCCCAGCTTAAAGAAGCGGTTAAAGGGTATGTGGGAGATATAGAAAACCTTAAAAAGGTTATCCAGGATAAAGATACTGAGATTGAAAATTCTCAAAAGACCAGGGAGGATAATGCGGAAAAGTATGAATCTCTTTTAAGTGGTAAAGATGCTGAAATTGCTGAATTGGTAGAGGCACTGAAAAACAGTAATCTGGCGGTTGACAATTTAAAGGCGGCTTATGCGGTGAACACTTCACCCGGCGAAGATAAAAAATAACCCACTTTTCACTGCTGTGAAAAATTAACGTTCATAAGTCTATTATCTAAAATCTCATATCTAAAAATCTATTTCATGAAAAACATCTTTAAAATTGCCCTGCTGGGCCTCGTTATGTTCGGCACTGCTACGGCGGCCGATGCAAGTGTAACCACAAAAAAAAACGTTATGCCTACTGAAATTACACCGCTTCCGGGTTTCCAACTGATAACACTGGCCGAAGCCAAACAACACCTGCGTATTGAGGCGGATTATACGTATGACGACGAAATTTTGCAAACCTACATTCAGGGTGCGATATCGGTAACCGAAAGTTATGTTAACCGCGGGCGTTTAAGTAATGCAACGCTGGTGGTAACACAAACCGATGCCGTGCCGGTCTGGATTACGGATTGGCGTTTAAATTCGCTTACATCGGTTAAAATTAAGTACGATGGCGATGCGGATTTTACAGATCTGCCTTCCGAAAATTTCAGTAAAGCGTACAATCCCTGCGGTGATTTTTACGGTATCGAATTTAAAAATATTGATGTACTGGGTCTTGATGAACTGCGAACGGAATTTGCGTTAACGGTCCCTGCTTCAATAAAAAACGCATGCCTCCTTACGCTGGCTGATTTTTACGAATACCGCGAAGATCGGGGCGATATATACAACCGCCGTGCGCAAACCCTGCTTAGGGACTGGCGAAATTACGATTAAGCCATGGCGCTTAAACGGCCTTTTATTGGCGAACTAAACACCAAAGTGCAGGTGCACAAAATGGCGGTTACCTTAAATGCGGTTAGGGAACGTGTAGAAACGCCCGAACTGGTGTGCGATACCTGGGCAAACGTGTCCAGTTCTACCGGTGCCGAAACTACCGATACCAAAGTAGAGGTTACAGGAAAATCGGTGTACATCATCCGCACCCGTCCGGGGCTCGATGCTAAAGAAAAACTAACCCTTACCGATGGTACCACGGTTTTCAGGATTACCCATGTAACCAAGCTTACCCGTGCCTACCTGATTTTAACCTGCGAAAGTAATGGCTGATCCTTTAATCCTTACCGAAATTACCGGGTTTACCGAGTTGGTTGCCAAAATAAAAGAACTGGCAAACGACCGGCAGAAAAAAACCGAAATGCTTAAAATACTGCGCCGTGTGGCGGCGGGTACGGTAAGGGTGGCAAAGAGCGAAGCGCCAAAGTCGGATAAACCGCATATTGTGAGTGGTAAGCGTACGCGGCGTGTAATACAGCCCGGTGCGATGCGAAAGAGTATCGGTACCATTACAGGTAAAAAAGGGCGCGCAAAAGAAGATCCCACCGTATACGTGGGCCCGCGTGCCCGGGGTAACATGGACGGTTGGTACGGCCATTTTGTAGAGAAAGGCCACAATATTTACAAGGCGGGTTTTAAACGTAAACATTCGGCTTCGGCAAAAGCGGTGGCGCATAATAACGCCGGTGCAAAAAGCAGGACCGCGGCAAACGCATACATGGCCCGTACTTACGAACAAACCAAAGGGCAGGCCACCGCCGAAAGCGCTGCCGGGATTGCAAAATACATTCAGAAACGCATTGATGCATTAAGCCGGTAAGTATGGAATTAGAGATTATAAATTTATTGACCACTACCCTTTTAGGTTCGCCTGAATTTGTAAACATTGTGGGTGTAGATAAGGGTGAAGTAAAGCTTTTCCCGCTCCTGGCAGATGAGGGCACGCCGGAACCTTATGTTAATTACCGTGTTGATGAAATTGAAGATGTTTCTAAAGATGGTGCGCGGCTGTTTTCTGTGGTG